AGTCAAGAAGCTTTTGAAGCGAAGCATTTCCCGTATATCGAAAGAGATAAAAAGTTATTAAAAGCTATGGATCAGGTACAAGGCGACCACCACAGGCTTGACCGCGTTGTAATGCACAACGGGAAACTTGTAATTCCTTGGATTACTACTTTTGCTGATGTGCGTTCCGGGGCTATTTTGGGCTGGTGTGTAAGTATCAATCCGAATTCACAAACAATTTTAGCGGCTTACTACATGATGATTATGCGCTTCGGAATTCCTGAAATGGTGCATGTCGACAACGGAAAAGACTATAAGGGAAAAACTATCAAGGGCCAAAAAATCAAGATGAAAGCTGTTGATAAGGACGGAATAGAGCATGAGGAAGAAGTTATCATCACGGGAGCAATAGTAACATGCGGTAGCAGACTTCAATATGCAAGAGCCTATCACGGCCAATCAAAGGGTGTTCAAGAAAGGTTTTATAAAATCCTTGAAGAGTATTATTCCAAAAATACAGGGAACTATATCGGCAGTAATACGGCAGCAAGAGTTGATGAGCAAAAGCTTTATTGGCGAGCGATGAAAGGAAAAGCAAAACGAAACGATGTAGGAAGCTGGGAAGACTTTATCAAAGAAATTACCTATTGGGTAAATTGGTACAATACCGAATGGGTTAGCAAAGCCAAAGACAGGGAAGGGTTAACTCCGGAACAAGCATTTATTCAAAATATGCCTGAGGCAATAAGAAAGCCCGATCCTGCAACCGTGCAGCTTGCACTGACACGCGGTGAATTACGAACCGTCAGAGAAAACGGAGTAAGTGTAGGAGGAGCCGATTACTGGGCAGAAGAGCTTATAGGGCTTACTGGCCAACAGGTTATAGTCCGCGTAAACCTTACAAACAGGAACGAGGCTTTAATCTGTAACAATAAAGGACAACTTCTTTGCAAAGCTTATGCAGATGTCTTTATGGAAACGGGAAACATGGAAAAAGATAACGAGTTTGTAAACCGTGTAAGAAGGGATATAAGGCAGAAAGTTAAAGAGCAAAGCAGATTAACTCACCTTACAACAAAACCTAAAAACATGCTTGAAATTGCTATGGAAGCTACAGGAGTTGAAATTCCGCGTGTGGAACAATATATTCCGCAGATTGAAGAAGAACCAAAAGCAGCCGGAGCAGAAGACAGGCAGATAACCAAAGGTAAATATCAAAATTATTTTAATATTGATGAGGAGGCATTTATATGTGCGACAGACAAGTAAAAGAGAATCTTTCTATAAAAGAAAGATTAGCGGAAACTTTAGCCCGTTACGAAATAAGTCAAAACAAGGCGGCTAAAGAAATGGGTTATACGTCAAGCGTTTTAAGTCAATACTTAAACGAAACGTATAAGGGAGATACGGCGAAGGTTGAAGAGGCTATCATTAAATGGATAGCCAGAAAGACTGAAGCTGCAGAGCGGAAGCATGTTCCAATTGTTGAAACTTCCGTAATGAAGCAGATGACACGTGCTATCAGACTTGCGCATGATGAAAAGGATATTGCTTTAATTGTATCGGATGCAGGAGGCGGAAAGACGACAACCGCCGAAAGGTATGCAGAGGAGAACGAAAGGAATACAGTCTTAATAAAATGTTCCGGGGCAATGAATAAAAAAGTTATGACGCAAGAAATAGCCAAGCAGCTGGGGCTTGATACATACCGGATCAATTTTGATGCCCTTGTTAATAATGTAACAAGCACATTAAAGGACAGGGATATGATTGTTATTATTGATGAAGCGGACGGGTTAAAAAGTGATGCATTGGAGTTCAGCCGTCGGCTTATAAATGACTTGGGCGAAACAGGCCTTGTGCTTATCGGCTTACCTAAACTGGTTTGGACTATTCAGAATTTAAAGAATGACCACAGACAGCTTGAAAGCCGAATAGGTGTTTTTTTGAGACTGGACGGGCTTACAAAACCGGATGCACAAAAGATTGCTGTAAGTGTTTGGGAAAATGCTTCAAAAGAGGTTATCGATTCGATTTATGACATAAGCCGAAAAGATGTAAGGCAATTCGTAAAAATTATAAACCGTGCACAAAACATCATGACAGTTAACAAAATATCGGAGCCTGATGTTGAAGTTATCGAAATGGCAGGAAGCATGATATTGCGCCGTAATTATGGGAAAGGAGTGTAAAACATGGATAATTCAAAAAGCCTTGTAAATATAAAATCTTTATATAAGGATGAGGCAAAAGAGATAAATAAAAATCATAAAAAGCTTTATGATCTTATGAAAAAAGGTGTTTTAATAGCCTTTGAAATTGGAGAGCAGCTTGTTAATGTTCAACGATTTTTAGCTTCAAACGACAGAAATGCTTTTAAGGTTTGGGCCGAATCTAATCTTGAGATATCTCCGGCAACCATAAGAAACTATATAAAGCTTTACGATTATTTTTATGACAAGCCCGAACTTTTAAACACTCTGACTTTAATGGAGGCCTATTCGGAAGCCGGCATATCAACAAGGAAAGCTCTTCCGGCTCCTTGTGATGAAGAGGATGGAAAGATTTATACAGCGGGGCTTGAAGATGATGACGGGACTTATGATGAGGAGCTTGCAACAATTTTTAACCGTAAAACAGCAAGCGGTATTAAACTTGAAAATTATCGTGTAGAGATTTACGACGAAGATTTGTGGGGCTTTCGGCGAGGCTATGGCAGATTCCCCGTTGCAAATTTAAGAATTCCAAAACCTATAGGACTTCCTGAAATTGAATGGCAGGACATGAAAAAGAATGTCTGCATGGCCTTTGAGGCGTATTACGCAAAAATCGAGATGTACGAAAACAACGGAAAAATAGATGCTCCGGAAGATACAAGATTCGGGACAATGATGGAAAGTAAGGGAGGTATAAAATAAAATTAACAAAAATTTAAAAATATTAAATTTTAATCACAGGGAGGGTAAAGATGATTAAGACTACTAAAAATTCATACGAGCTTTTACAGGGAAAGCTCACAGAAATTGAAAAGACTGCGATAAGCGGTATATTAAACGGCAATGCTGAAGACCGCTTAAGGGATGTTCGGAACCTTGTTTTTGAAACAAGGCAATGTATAAATCAAAGCTTCTATGTAGCAGGTGATGATGAGCCGCCTGCAGCGTAAAAGAGAAAAATATTTTATTACAAGGAGATGTTTTATGGCAAGAACAAAATCAAATGCAGCAACGATAACGACTATCGAGGAAGCTGAAAAGATTTTAAAAGAGATGTGCGAACTTGAAGCACAGTGGGAAAAGATTGATAATGCTGCAAATAAAAAAATTGCAGACATTAAAGAAAAAGCGGCAAACGATGGAAAGGTGTTAAGAGATACATACAAGTCGCATGTGGATTCTTTAAAAGCCTATGCCGTTTACTTTAGGTCAGAATTGTTTCAAGACAAAAAAACTATTGATTTACAATTCGGTTCTATAGGATTTAGAAAAGCTCCGGATTCGATTTCATGTACAAAACAGACAGCAGAGCTTTTACAGAAACTGGGCTTAAAAGAATTTGTCCGTGTTAAAATTGAGCCGGATAAAGAAAGAATGTTAAGCCTTGATGATGAAACATTGAGCCAAGTCGGAGCGGCAAGGAAATCTAAAGAGGACTTTTTTGCCGAAACCAAAAGGGATTTGGTCAATCAAGAGCTTGCAAAATTAGCAGGCTAAAAATTAAAAAAAATCAAGATGTAAGGAATACTAAAAAAGTATTCCTTACATTAAGATAAGGAGGGGAAGATGCTTAAAGATAGAAATAAAAAACTAGCAGCAATCCATATCGCAAAAAAAGAATTAAAATTAAATGAAGAGGCATACAGAGCCCTTCTTTCCGGGGCCGGTATTTATTCGGCGTCAGAAATAAAAACAGAAAATCAATATAAAATAATAATGCAGGGTTTTAAAAATTTAGGCTATATATTCAAAAAAGAAAAGAGAAGTAATTATTCTTTTAAAAATCAACGAAGCGGAGGCGGGAAAGATCGCCTTACGGAAAAACAAGAATACTATATAAGAGGACTTTGGGATTTAGCGTCCCGTGTAAAAGATGAAAAAAGTTTAAATGCCTTGATTTTAAGAATAGGTAAAGTCATAGATATATCGCATTTAACCGTATTTAATGCGAGCAAGGTTATTCTTGCATTAAGAGATATTTGTAAAAAAGCGGGATTTAATCCCGATTCAAAATATAGTTAAAAGGGGGTTTTAAATGTTATTAACACCAATTGAAACAGCAATAATAATGACAGCTGTTGAAGGAGAACTTGTTACAACAAGACAAGTTTATTACAGATTAGAAATGTATTTAATACTGGGCGTTAAGGTAGGCACAGCATTAAGAATTCCTGAAAAAGAAATAGAGGTTTATTATGACGATGTTGGAAAGCGAGGGTTTGGAAGAAGAGTTAATGAGTTTACAAAATACTTTAAGCATCTCGGATGCAGCATTCTTTCTGAGAGTGAACTATCATACGATTTACCGCCTGATTTGTTCAGGGCAATTAAAAGCGTACAAGAATGGCGACGAACAAAATTGGAGGATAAGCAAAGAAAGCTTAATCCGCTATTCGGAAAAAAACGAAACAATCAACTAGAATTTAATTTTGCAGCTTGAAAGGAAACACCGCACTTTTTTGTGCGGTGTTTTTTTATTCCGGTTTTACTACGCTCCGTTTATTTTTTCTTTAAAGATTAAAATATAGTTATGAAAATTGAAAGAAAATTTTTAACGGAAAATAAATTCTCTAGGCCCAATAAGAACCTTATAGGGGTAAAGGGAATCGTTATCCATTGGGTAGGGAATGCCGGAACTTCGGCACTGGCAAACAGAAATTATTTTGAAAATCTTAAAAATCAAAAAGATATTAATAAGGCAAGATATGCGTCTGCTCATTTTATTATAGGATTGGATGGAGAAATAATACAATGCCTGCCGGTAGACGAAATGGCTTATCATGTAGGTGCTTATTCCTACTGTCAGGGAATAAAAGAAAGCCTAGGTTCTTATCCTAACAACAGCACTATAGGGCTTGAGCTTTGTCATCCCGATTGGACGGGCCGTTTTACTAAAGAAACATACGGTGCTGCAGTTGAGCTTACAGCGACAGTGATAAAACAATTTAATTTAAATCCGCAAAAAGATATTTACAGGCATTTCGATGTAACGGGGAAAATATGCCCTAAATATTTTGTCGAAAAAAATGAAGCTTGGAATAACTTTAAAGCAGATGTAGAAAAGTTTTTAATAAGCATTTTATAAATGCTAAAAAATAAATAGGAGGTCTTGTTATGGGATCATTGATTGGATTTTTACCGCTATTTGTAGTGATCGCGGTGATGTTGACGGTTATCTTTACCGAGCTCGTAAAGAAGCTGGATAAGAAGGATAGGCTTACGGGCTATCGAGTCTGGATACCTGCCTTATTCTCAGCATTCTTTGCATTCCTTTTATGGCATGGAGCTTTTTTTGCACCTAGAGAAGTTTGGTTTTGGTGGGCGACTATATTCGGAATAAGCGTATTCTTTTATGAAGCCATTTTAAAAAAATTAAAAGAAGCGTGGCATGAGAAACATACTTAGTAAGATTGTAAAAACTATTGCAGCCGTGTTGTCCGCGGCTGCGGCTTTCTTTGTATTTATTTTTTTTTGTAACAGAAAAAAAATAAGACAAAAA